TCCGTTTAGTTGGAACAGTTCCGCACCTGCAATGGTCTGTCCACCGCCGCCACCAGCAGCACTCGCAGTCATTGTCTGACCATTTAAACCGAATGACACTCCATTCGAATTAGCAAATACAACGGTACCGGATGTAATTGTGCTGTCAGCCACGGCGATGTTTGGGCCTGTCTGGTTGATAGCACCACCGGCAGCAACGGACAAACTCAACGCCACACCGTTAGTATTCACTGCCATGGTCGCAGTTGCATTTGTACCGGCAAAGGTAGTACCTAGTCCCGCACGTCCACTTGTCAGGTCGTTGACGTAGGTCGTAATGAACGCTGGCACACCAACCGTTGCCCCTGCGCTGTTGGCAGTACCGACAACGATATTTGAGCCACCTGTCGTGGTAGTCGCAAAGTTGTGACTATGGTTTGACGATGCGCCTGTAGTCAGGAACGCGGGGAAGTTCATGCTCAGGCCAGAGCTATTTGCAGTAACCGAAACACCATTGGCAGTAAGCGCAGTGTTCAGGCCGATGGCATCGTTGCTTGCACGAGCCGTGGTCAGATAAGCGCCTGGCGATTGAGCAGTTGTCAGGAACGTAGGCACAGCCATCAGCAGACCAGCACTGTTGTGAGTGGCTGCAATGACAGCACCGGCGACGGTAGTCGTGGTGAACCCTGCACCAGCAATGTTGCCGCTGGCCTGGGTCTGCACCGTCTGGGCGACAGTGGTCGGGCCAATGATGGTCACACCATTCGAGGATGCTGACAGCGTGACGTTGTTGCCGCCGGCCCAGATGATGTCCGAGCCGCTGATCTGGCTTGTTCCAGCGGTGTTGCCGCCAATGTTCAGGACTTGATTGTGGGCAGAGTTCCAATCGCTCGGGCGTACGACAGACGTAGCAGTGCCATCCGCAACAGTCTGCGAATAGAAGTGCTGAATCGACATCAGGCATTGCCCTCTGTGATAGTGCCTGCGCTTGTCGTAATCACATCACTTACTGCAATCGTCGTGTTCGTAATGATGATGTTCGTGCCCACCGTTCCCACGGTCAAACCTTCGATAACCATCGTCGTACCGTCAGTCTTGAACAAGCGAGCAATCGAAGCAGTACCAGCACCGGAAGCAGTTGCATCGCCAACGGCATTAAATGTAAGTACACCAGCCGCAACAGTGCCGAGAACAGCGGAGCAAGTCGAGGTATATAGCACTGCACCATACGCTGCTGTGTACACAGTCAACTTAGCCGTTGCTCCAGCCTCAGTGACGATTGCCGTAGACCGCGCATTTCTGAGCGTGGAATTGAGTGTGATTGCCATTACTCACCAACCATTTCTGTGATTTCCATTGAGCCGTCAGGCAACTTGCGGCCTGTGCGTGTTTTTGGCGCTTTCAGTGTCCTGACAACCTCGCCCAATCCTTTAAGCATCTCGCCATGCATAGCCGCGACCTTGATCATTGGGTCTTCTCTAGGCTCATCAGTGATCTCTGCTGCAACCTCTTGCGCTGCGGCTTGTTGTGCAGCCAGTGAGGCTGCATCCATCGCAGTCTGTGCGCTGATCTGTGCAACTTCAATCTTGGTTGCGTTATCAAGTTGTGATTTCTCACGCTCCAACTGCGCCCTACTATCAAGCTCCATTTGCTTTAGACGTGCCTCATGCTCTTGGCGTGATTGCTCCATCATTTGCTCATGGGCAATGCGGGTTTGCTCGATTTGGGCTTCAATCTCGGACTTGTGCTGTGCGGCCTGTGTCTCGGCTTGAATGCGCATCTGCTCTGCTTGTTGCTGGGCTTGCATCTTGGCTTGTTCAAGTTGGAACTTGCCTTGCTCCAGTTGTTGGCTTGCCTGCATTTTTGCCTGTTCAAGCTGCATACGGCCCTGTTCGGACTGTTGATCAGCCTGCAACTTCATCATTTCAGGGTTGGGCTGTGGCTGTTGTGGCTGTTTAGCCTTTTCAGAAGCAGATTGAATGAACTGCTCAAGAGTCGCTTCCATGCCTTTGCCAGCCTTGAATGACCGAACACCAAACATAAGCATTTCACCCAACAGCGGGGCCAACTCTGGAGGTGCTTGAATAGCTTTCTCAATGAACCCAGACGCAGCAGTCAAAAACTCCATGCGGTCTGATTTCTCTTGTGCCTCGTCCAACTCGACAAGCGAATCAGTCTCCACCTCAATCCTGAACGCACGCAATGTATCGTTCTGGAGTAGTTGAACGGCTTGCGGCAGATACTGCGCATCATGCGTCTGCGACATGCCCGACATCTCAACCAACACTTCAGGCCGGTAGAACTGGCACATGATCTGCGCTTTGATTTTCAGAATATCACTGGCAAACCTAGCAACATCAGATTGCATTTCCTTCAAGCGAAGGGATGCGTATTGGCTCTTGATCTGCTGTGCAGTCGCAGTCTCAGATGCAACAGACGCGCCACGGATGATGTCTGACAGGCCGGTAACTTCGTAGATCACCTGTTTAGCCTGCTCACGCGCTGCGTACAACTGCTGCAATGCGTTGACAACCATATCGAGTGGCAAGAAATCAACCGACCCCTTCAACCCGCCGCGCTCACCGAATGCGGCCCAGGTATCGACTGGGATCAAGGTGTTGTCCACGCCTTCATTCAACATGCGCTGAATGCCTGGCGCTGATGCGTCATACACGCCGACAACCTTTACCGCTTCCACCAGCTTGCTAATGCGCTCGGTCAGTGCGTCCAACTCCTGCGCCTGATCCTGATACATAACATAGTCAGCAACAGGAACCAATGAATCAGTTGTTAGCGTGGCAAACAACGGCTTTGGACATGGGAAGAAACAATCAAGCTGGAGCGGGTCTGGCTTTTCATCAAGCACCTTGTCATGCCCAACAGCAACCCACACCGCAGTCTTGGTGGGCTTGTCCCAAATCTCCCAGACAACTGCCTTCTTCATGTTCTCGGTGTTCACACCGTCGCGCTTCAGTTCCTCAGTGCCAATTGGCTCATGGGATAGCGGGATGGTCTTGAACTCTTCACCAAATCGCTCTATGCCCTCTTCCTTGTCCATGTACACACGGCGTGCGACCCATGTCACCTCTTCCCATGTACGCGCAGGAGAATGGCGAAAGTCTTTCCAGTAGACGTAATCAACGGGGCTTGTCTCGTACTGAAGCGTGTCTTCCATCTCTGGCTCTACGTCATCAGTGATTTGCGTCTCGCCTACATCTTCAGGCTCACCTGGCGTGTACTGAGGCTCAAACCGAACCCATGCAACACCACGCCCAGGCAACAGACGGTCAAGCACCGAATGGCGCAATCCGCTGTCAAAGTCGCTGTATTGATCAATCTCATACTGGAGCGCACGCTCAATAACTTGAGATGCAACACGCCCAACAGGATCGGCATCCTTGTGTCTGCGTTGGCACTCTGCTTTAGGCTTCTTGGCGTAGACAGCAGGCAGCAATGTGCGGATGTTCGACCACAGGATGTTGTAGCGCCGTCCAGCACCGAACTCTGAGCGTTCGTCACGGTAGCGTTTGACGATTTTCTCGCCCCGCTCCGTCCATTTCGCCATCTCTTTTTTGGACAGTTCAAGGGCGTTGAACCAATCCTGAGATGACTTTTCCTCGTCTTTCATTAGACGACAAACACCGTAAAGGTTCCAACGCCACCAACAGTGATAAAGCAACCAGTGCTAAAGCAAGCGGGGATTGTTAGGTACTGACCAGCGGACAGGGCTGCGGTTGTCTCAAGAATAACCGTTCCGGCAGCGCTAAGGCTATCCCACACTTTGATAGTCAAAGCTGTGGATGTGCCAACCAGAATGCCGCCCATAAAGCCAGAGCCAACCTTTGCGGAGCCTGAAGCTGCTAGCGGGACTGCGTTGTAGCCTGGGTTTGATATGCCTGCCATAGTTAAATCCTTCCGTTTCGTTTAGGAGCCATAGCCCACAAATCATCCATCGTCGTTGTTCGAGTGATGCCGTCACCAACGCCTTGCATAGCCCACTTTGGTTCAGGCTTCTTTTCTTCCGGCTTCAGTTCTTTCCAACTGAGCGCCATATATCGAGCCGCATCCGCTGCATGGCTCGTCCAATCGTGCAGAGGCTTGTCCCGAAACACTTTCTTATCGCTGTCCCACTCTCTGCGGTACAGCTTCAGTGCCTCGATTCCGTCCTTGCACCTATCCCTGTCAAACCACATCCTTGGAAGTGCCATACGCAGGGCTTGTATGCCGTCTTGCAGGCTCAATTCAGGAGTGATGCGGGAGGTGTAGCCCAGAGCCATGAACTGCTCTTGTGTGGACTTTCCACCGCTTGCAAATGTCTTTGCTCTTGCGTCATGCGGCAACCACAAAAAAGGCTTATTGCCCATCTTTGCGTAGTTGTATGCCTTGTCATTCAAGACTTGTGCATAGTGATCTACGCCATAGCCGTTTGATGCGTAAAAGTCGATCACATGGATTTCGTTGCGGGTGACTTGGTAGAACCAAATAGCCGTATCGTCCGAATATCCGATGTCCCACGCCGTATAGACAGGCAATGCCCGGTCGTATTCAACATCAACAATCTGCTCTTGCGCCAGGTCTTTGGAGTAGTAAGCGCCTGCAACTGCTGCTTCAAACGAGCATTCGAACTCTTGCGCAAACTGATCATCCGTCATGCCGCGCTTGGCATCCATCAACTCAACGTCATCAATCAAGCCTG